TTCCTTATGATAAAAGTGCACTTCCATTGTCTCTTTCTACTACTCTGTAGACATCGTAACTATCGAATATAGTGTAGTCTCCTACGTCAGATTCATACTCTAATAGTTCAGACCACGCTTGTCCTTCGTCTTCTTGGAAGAACCTGTGTAACTCACCTGACCCTACAACCCTGTCGTGGAATACACGAGCAGACCTGATTGAAATGAATCTTCGTGCGGCCTCTGGTAAGTCTTCAAAGTTAAAGTATGTTACAGTATCTACTGTCACGTTTTCTGTAAAAATATGGGTATTATTTTGTCTATCGTATAACTTGTTTGCTCGTTCAATAATATCCTTTTGACTGCTCCGTACTGTAGAAGTACTATCTATCCGTAGTATACTTCCACCTAGTTTTATTTGACCAGTAGTGTCTGGAATTAGTTCTTTATCAAAATCTGTATTAAAAGTCCAGCCTTTAGATTGAACTGCTCTTGATGTATTATTTAGAATATCTTTTGCAATAGCAGCATCAGAACGACCAGCTAGATTAATCAGATCATTAACCTTGTACTCCCCAATAGTCATCAGCATTAGATTCACTGCATCTAACTCAGACATTCTTTTTAGGTCTGCCATTTTATTTCCTTGTAAAAAAAAGGGAGTACCTTATAACAAAGTACTCCCTAGAGTTATTAGCTGTTAAGTTACAGCATGTATTGACACAGCACACGCAGGTCGCAATACGTTGTGACCCATTGCATACTTAGATACAACTAGTGTACCCTGTCGGTTGATTTGATACTCAGATTCAACTGAGAGATCCATCAACTTTACAGTAGCAACTGCATCTTTAGTCATGACAAGTGCACGAGTTTCTAATGCAACATTAGATATATGCTGAGATGCACCTGATGCAAATGTATGTGCACCAGCAGGTACACCATACTGACTCTCACGACCAGAACCAATACTTTTTGCAAGTGGTGCTGGTGCCGCAGTATTAGCCGAAACCTCTTTATGAAGTGTTGGCTTCCCTGCTGTTAGTGCAGAGTTTGATGTTGCCTGATACCATAGGTTAGATACCCATGTGTTTCCAGAGCTAAAGTAACCAAGATGATTAGTTACATAGATAGGCATACCAAGAATTTGTGGTACTTGACCTCCAGCTATGGAACCGCCACCACCAACATCTCTGTTGAAGATTGCAAAGTCAACCATATCAGTTGCACTTGAGACTTTGAATAAGTCGTAGTACATGTCTGTCGGCATAACAACAAACGGATCACCCGGAACATCGTAGTTATCAAAGATACGCCTTGCATCCATAATAGCTTGAACAATGTGTTTTGGGTTACGTATGTCTGCTGCTGCTGATCCACAAACCACGTTAGGTGTGAAGTCCTCATCATCAAGAATATCTAAATCACCTTGAATCATACCTGCAACTTCAGCGATTGTTTTAGTTTCGCATAAAGATGCTTTAAGAGCAAGTCTCAAGATATTTTCATCAGCAACCTTAGAGAGTCCAAAACCCGCTTCTTGGGTGTAGACACTTCTAATGTCATAATGACGCATAGCTTCATCAATACTAGGAATGAACTGTGCGTTGATTAAGAGATCATCAACCGCAATAACTCGTTCAGCTTGCTTAGAAGCCGTTGGAACTATCTCGTTACCCGGTGTGTGATAAGCGGCATCACGATATTTACCAGTCATCGGAAACTGTGCTGATTTACCTTTAGAGATCGTGCGGACACGATGCAAAGGCATCATTATGTTCTTTGACTGAAACGATGTCAATACTTCACCAGCGTAGAGTTTTAGGAATAGTTCCCTAGAACCTACTGTACTATTAGTGGCGGCATTGACCATACCAGAACGATGAATACCACCTTCAACGTTGCTGGCAATGCTAGAATAATTTGTAGCCATTTTGTTTTTCCTTAGATTATTAGTTATTGATTAATAACTCGGAAATCTAGGTCTCACAAAGTTCAGTACAGAGTTGTCCCACGCATGAGGCTTAGTCTTACTTTTCGATTCGTCCTTGTTTCTTTGTTAGAGCACGTTGGAATTTCCCAACCTTTGTGCAACCCTTGCTCTGTAAGCTGGATCGCTTGTATACTTCGGATCGCTCATTGCCGAAGTAACCTGTGCTAGTGATTCGTAACGAGGAGCTACGTCCTCTCCAACCTCACCAGACATTAGTGCCGGAGGTATACCCTCCGAATTCTGGTAGCGGGCATACAGTCCCGCAACTGCGAACTGAGTATTAGCATCTAAATTTTCTAACTGCTTATTAAATGCTTCAACTTCCCACGATTGTAGACTGTCATTAGCCCACTCTAACATGTTATTGTAATTCTGTTCTCCACCAACATTAGAGTGTACTGTCTCTATATTCTGATCTCTAAGTGCTTCTTGACCAGAGATCCAAGTACTAGCTACATCTTCATTAATACCTGCTTCTGAAAGTGCTTCAAGAGCTTCCTTAGATAGTGTACCTGTGTTGTTATACTCCTCTTGGAATGCTGAGAAGTCCAACCCCTTATCGTCAAGTAGTTGATGTACTTGAGATGGGCTAGTCTCTTGTATTTCAGGTGCCTCTTCATTTTGAAACCTTTGTTGTTCTTCTTGTTGTTCTCTTTCTTCTGAACCAGAGTGAAACTGTTGTTCTAAATTTTTGTATGCTTGTGCTAACTCTTCAGCAGAGTTAAACTTCTCTGGGAGCCACTCAGGTCTACTCTCGTCCCTAGTGTATGTCTCTTCTTCATTGTCAAATGTTTGAATAGGTTCTTCTACTTTAGCCAGCATTTCATGAACGTGAGCCGGATCACCTGCTTCGTTGACACCTTCTCCTTGGTATGTTTGTACATCATCTACCATAGTCTTTCCTTCTTAATGTGTGTTGTTACGCTTGACCAGCCATAGCCTGTTGCATCTGCTCCATCATCTCAGGGTTCTGAGCCATTTGATCGCTCATACCTTTAGCCATTGCTGGAGTTGCACCTTTAACAACATCACCCATCATCTGAGCTTGTTGTTGTTCTTGCATTTCTGCTTTTTGGGCTTGCTGTGCTTCAGCTTGCTCTTGTTGAATCTGTTCATCTGTCTTAATTAAACCACCTGTGTCAATACCAAGAGATGCACCTAGTCTATCCATGTAGTCATCAATGTTTAGTTTCTGTGCAATTACTTCTGGCCCCAAAGGAGCTAGATATTCTAGGAATTGAGATAGTTTGTTAAGATCTTGACCCCGACCTAGTGCTTCCATACCTGTGACAATCTTCGGTTTCACTTTGTCTTTTGGAAACTTAGGCATCTTCTTACTTTTAACCATGTTCTGAAGAAGAAGATTAATTAGCGGTAACTGAAATTCTTGAGATAAAACAGAATAGACACCGCCTAGAGTACTCTCTAGTTCTTGTGCCATGAAGCGTACTTCTTCTGCTGTTACTCTCTCAGCATCTCGTTGAACAGAAGAGTTAAGTAGAAAAGCCGCAGCTAATCTTTCTTCTATTTTTCCTGCTGTCTCCTGTGCAACTCTGAAATCTCCAGATTTTTGCACTTGGAGAGTTGATACATCTTGTGCATCACCTTGTATTATTGCACCACTTGGTGCTTCAGCTACAGACCTTATCCTAGTAGTTCCGTTAGGTCTAACTAAAAACAGGACTTTAGAGGCAGCCGCAGATCCCTCTACTATAGCCATAGTGAGTGCTTCAAGTGACTTAAGGTCACCTAAGTACTCTTCTACTAAACCTCTTCCATAAGACTCCCCATCTACTCTACTAAATCTTAGGGGTATAAAAGGGTTCTTATCTATTGGGTACTTACCAAAAGAATCTGGAATGGTTGTAGTACCTAATTCTTGGTGTACATGCCAATGTTTACCTTTGTTACATACATAAGTAAATAGCTCATAGGGCTTGTCAGGAGACTCAGGGGAAAGCTCCTGTGGTGAAGGAAGCCCTAGAGCTATTCTTGCTTTCTCTGGTATGGTTTTTGCATCCAGAGATTCTTTAGTTATGAGGTATATTAAGTTACCCATTGGATCACGTTTACACACGTACCTATCAAGGTGGAACACTCTCATTCCTGTGTCATCCTCTGGTAAATAAATTAGACAGTTACCAGTTGTGATAAGGTGCTTTAGTGCCTCAAACACAGGTACTCTGTAGGCTTTTGATTCTATTTCGTTCATTGCAGAGCGTTCAATCTTAGCTAGACCTTCTTCAACTGCACCCCTTTGTTCTGCACCTGTTAGCTCTTGTAGATCAAAGTCATCTATAGTAAGTCTAAAGAAAGGTGAGTTAGGTGGTAACAATGTAAGCAGTAATTTACTTGCTAAGTGGTTCACTCCACGTGCACCAATACCTTGATAGGGGGTGTTAAAGGTTGTTGACCAGTTAGCACCTGAGTCTTTTAGTAAGGAGGGAATTGTTAATTTAGCACACTCTCTAGCTCTATTAAGGTATGACTCTCTCTCATTAAAGGCGTGCTCATACATACTTTTGAGCATACCCTTTTCAGCATATGTGTCATCCTGTGTATCGTCTACCATTCTTAAATTTTCCGTAGTGATCGTTTACCTTTAGCACCCATCTTAGCCTTCTTTCCTTTTGCTGACTCGGCTTCTTTCATAGATATATTGC